ACAGAAGGAATATTAATAGTTCCTATCGCTAAATTAATAGTTGTTGCTAAATATCACTATCAACAAGGCAATATAGTCAATGGTGGTGAAAATTCTGATATGGTTTTAGTGCCTATCGCTGATTTAGTAAAATAGTGACTAAAATTACAAAAAGCCAAAAAGAATCTGTGAAGTGTATAGACTGTAGTCGTAAATATACTAAATTCATGTCTATAAAGATTTCACAGTACACAAATGAGCATAAATGTATTAGATGTTATAACGGAGGTAATTATGACAAAGAAAATGATATTCGTGCAATATTGTCCAAACGACATGTGGACAGGTTGTTCTACACTTACAGGTAAAGCTGAACTAGCCTATCGCAGAATTTGCGATTTAATTTACGTTCAGGATAATAAGTTATTTGATGATGAAGTGACTTGGGAACAAGTGGCTAGACCCTTTTATGAAGATATAGCTAAAATCAAAGCTGAACTAATCAACAAAGACAAAATCTACATTGATGAAGGTAAAATTCGCAACAAGAGATGTGACTTAGAGATAGAAAAAGCGAAAGAAAAACATCAAAAAGCAGTTAAGTCAGCAGAAGCTAGATGGGGTGATGCAAACGCAATGCGAACGCATAACGAACGCATATCCGAACGCAATGCTAACACACTAACACACGAACACACTAACACACCAACCATTAATCATAAATCAAATATATATACGCAGGAGTTTGATACTTTCTGGCGAAAGTATGTTTTAGATTATAAAGATACTAGGTCAGTAAAGTGGGATAGCTTTCAACAATGGAAAAAACTAGATGATACACAAAAACAATCAGTAGGGGATAAGTACGTCACCTATAGAAACCAAAAAGGTGACTATTACAAGGCACTAGAGCGGTTCTTGAGGAAAAAGATATATCTTGAAGTGACACCTGTTAAAGAAAAATCAGATGAGGAAATGCGAGAATGGAAGTTAAAAGGTGATATAGATATGCGTAAAAAAGGCATTAAGCCTTTATCTTGGTCAGTTAGTTATATTGAAGAACTAGATAAAGCTATTGCGAATGGCGAGACATAAAATGGAGTTTCGCCCACTCCCTATCTTGCTTTCTAAACTCTACTTCTACAAACTGGTCAATGCCTTTAGGAGCAGTATCAAACTTGAACAAGTTAAGAAAAAAACTGATAGATTTGTTAGTAATATGGTAAACATTCATGGTTGGAATATAAGAATTAATTGTTATCTTTGAATTGTTAAATGAGTAAATCAGATATGCAAAAACCACAGAATTACATCATCATAAATAATGATGATGGTACTTATTCCGCCTTTGTGAATTACGGAGTATTTGAAACCAAAGAAGATGCAGAACAAAGTTTGCAATATGTTATGGACATGATGGGTTTTAAATTACAACCCCAAATAACTTACCATTGAATAAACTTAGAGTATTATCTTTAGGAGCAGGTGTTCAATCTAGCACATTAGCCTTAATGATTGAAAAGGGTGAAATACCTATGGTTGATTGTGGTATTTTTGCTGACACAGGTGCTGAACCAAAAGAGGTTTATGATTGGTTAGAATATTTAAAAACAAAATTAAGTTATCCAATATACATTTTAAATGAAAGAAATTTAAAAACAGATATTGAAGATTATACAAATGGAAATTTTAAATTTGCTAGTATTCCTTTTTTTATGAAAAATTCTAAATCAGGGAAAACAGGGATTATGAAAAGACAGTGTACTGCTGATTATAAAATAAAACCTGTTGTAAAAAAAGTTAGAGAATTATTGGGTTATCAAAAAGGCGAAAGGGTTGCAAAAGATACAAAAGTAGAAATGGTTATGGGTATTTCTTTTGATGAAATGCAAAGAATGAAAACTAATCAACATTTTTATATTGAAAACGAATATCCTTTAGTAGAATTAGCTATGCGTAGGCATCACTGTATTGAATGGATGGAAAAAAATAATTATCCTAAACCACCAAGAAGTGCTTGTACTTTTTGTCCATTTCATAAAAACTCAGAATGGCAAGAAATAAAACAAAACAAACAAGAATGGGAAGAAGTTGTGATGATTGACAAACTAATTAGACATCAAGAAAAACATAAAAAAAATATTAAAAATGAACATCAAATGGATGAGTTATTTCTTCATGCTGAAAGAAAACCTATTGATGAAATAGATTTTAGAAGTGCGGAAGAAAAAGGACAATATTCATTACTTGATGAATGTGAAGGGATGTGTGGAATATGATAGTACAAGATAAATCTATTGAAGATATTAAGCCTTATAATCGCAATCCAAGAAAAAAGAAGAACATTCAAAAGGTTGCTAACAGTATTAAAGAGTTTGGATTTCAACAACCCATAGTCGTAGATAGAGCAGGTGTTATTATTGCAGGACATTCCAGATATGAAGCATCTAAATTACTGAACTTAGAATCTATCCCTGTCTTGATTGCTGACTTACCCCCAGAGAAAGCAAAAGCCTATAGAATAGCTGATAATAAAACAAACGAAGATAGCGAATGGGATTTTTCTCTATTAAACAAAGAATTTACTGATTTGCTAGATGTAAACTTTGATTTAGAAACTACAGGATTTGAAACCAAAGAACTTGAAGATTTCTTTACATTTGATAAAGAAGAAGAAGGTACTAAAGTTAAGACGGAAAAAACCTGTCCAAATTGCGGTACAAAATTAAAATAAGGTACACTCTACCAATGAAAGAGGAAAAGAAATGGCAAGACCAAAGAAGTATGAAATATCAGGAGAAGTGGTAAGAAAATTGGCACAACTAGGCTCAACTAATGTAGAGATTGCTGATTACTTTGGTTGTGATGAAAGCTTACTGAGAAAAAGTTATTCCGAATATCTCAAGCTAGGCAGAGCAGAACAAAAGATGCGTTTAAGAGAATTGCAATGGCAATCAGCACAAAAAGGTTCTGTACCTATGCAGATATGGTTGGGTCGCAATATGTTAGAACAATCTGAAAATGGTAATGCTTCAGATAATGACCAACCCCTTGCATGGTCTGTTGAGTAGTGGCTAAAGAATTTTCAGTAATTCCATTAACTTTAAAAGAAGCTAATAAATTTATTACTGAACATCATAGACATAATAAGAAAGTTATTGCACATAAATTCTCTTTAGGATGTATGAAGAATAATGAGTTAGTTGGTATTGCAGTTGTAGCTAAACCAATAGCAAGAAGATTAGACAAACCATTAGTTGCTGAAATAACAAGATTATGTATTAAAGAACCTTCACCTAAAAATGCTTGTAGTTTTTTGTATAATAAATGTTGGAATATATGGCTACAAATGGGTGGTAAAAAAATATTAACTTATACTCTTACTTCTGAGGGTGGTGCTAGTTTAAGGGGTGCAGGTTGGGATAATGTAAATACTACTAAGCCATTAGGTAAAAATGCGAAAGGTTGGGAAACTAGAAATAACAGAAATACCCAAACTGTTTATTATCAAGAAAAGTTTAGATGGGAAAAAATTGCCACTAAGTAAACCACAAAAAGAAATCTTAGAATGTTCTAATAGATTTAGAGTATTAATCACTGGCAGACGTTTTGGTAAGACGTTTTTATGTATTCAAGAGATGGCTAAGTTTGCCAGATATAATAACAAAAAGGTTTGGTACATAGCACCTACTTACCGAATGGCTAAAGACATTGTTTGGAATGATTTAGTTGACCGCATGACAAAGCATAAATGGATTAAGAAACTTAATCATAGTGATTTAAAATTAACATTAAGAAATGGCAGTGAGATATCCCTAAGAGGTGCAGATAATGAGAATAGCCTTAGAGGTGTAGGACTAGACTTTCTTGTTATGGATGAATTTGCTGATGTTAAAGAACATGCTTGGTATGAAGTTTTAAGACCTACATTATCTGATAAGAATGGCAGTGCTTTGTTCTGTGGTACTCCTAGAGGATATGGAAACTGGTCATATAATCTTTTCACTAAAGAAAATGACGATAAACAATGGAAATCATTTCAGTTCACTACACTAGAAGGCGGTCAAGTATCAGCTAATGAAATAGAACAAGCTAAACAAGACCTAGATGAAAGAACATTCAATCAAGAATATAATGCTTCATTTGTTAATTATGCAGGACAGATTTATTACAACTTTGATAGAAAAGAGAATGTCATGGATAATTATGTACCTGATACTAATGAAATACATATTGG